GGGGTGCTTATCACGAAGCCGCACGACTCCGCAGGCGCACACCGCCGGGCATGCGCCAGAATCACTGATTCAGTCTGTGTCATAAAACGGGATTTACTGCGAAAGTTTATTAATGGAAAGGAAACCGCCGAAATTAGCCACCATGCCGCGCATCTCACACCCGCGCATGCATTTACTGCATCTGTCCTTCCGGATATCCGTGGTGGGGTTGTCGAACTCATCCGCCACTGCCGGACCGTTATACCCGCATTCATCGCCCCGGTAATCCCACATACAGGTGTTCGCCAGCATGATGCGACCGGGAAACAGCGCACCGTCCGTCTCCGTCGGTGTCGCCAGCACAAACGAAGCCGTCATGGCCGTCAGCGCTGACATCTGCTCCACCACCCACCGGTCCGTCAGCTCCTGCTCCGGGTCTGCCTCAGGATTCCCCGCCACAAAGTTCACCGCATCAAGAAAACGCGCATACACCCGGCGACGGACCACCGTGGCACCCACCAGGCTCTGCAAATCCTCCGCCATCCCGGTGACAAGGCCGAAAAGATTGGACACTGTCAGCGACGGGCGGGCACTGCTGCCCTTTCCGTTCATCTCAAAGCCGCTGCCCTCTATCGGGTACGCCTGATATTCACGCCCCTGCCAGGTCACCGGCTCCCCTTTTTCATTCAGCTCATTGCAGAAAAAATACCGCTCACCGCCCTGCACCGTCAGGTCGATTTCCCAGAGCACCACCCGCGGTGACTGCTCTGACTTAACCGACTCGTTCAGGCTTTCTTCGTGAATATCCTGCATATATCCGCCCATAAAAAAGGGGCGCAACCGCGCCCCGAACAATAAAAGTCCAATTTAAAATAAAACCAATAAAGGTAATAACAGAAAGTTAAATCAACACATGCCAGATGGCAATTGCTGATCGCAGTGACCAATGAAAACTGTGTTTTCATTGATACAGGCCGCCAGTAAGGGCTGACGGCCCGTATTTATTATACTTATCAGCAATAATCAGAACTGATAAGTCATACCCACAGCAACGATATTATCTGTCGCAACACCGGCTTTCCGGGTAAATTCACTTTCCTCAATCAGGTTAATTTTATAATCAACATGGGTGGACATATTCTTGTTAAAGTAATAAGTCGCACCGACATCAATATATTTAACCAGATCCTGATCGCCATGGTTCACACCACCAACCATAACATCCTGTCCTCGGGACTGAAGGTAGGCCAGAGACGGACGCAGACCAAAATCAAACTGATACTGAACAACGGCTTCGATATTCTGAGCTTTATCCGCAACACCTTGATCACCAAAGGTCGTCATATTCTGGGTTTCTGAATACACTGCTGCCAGATACAGGTTATTGGCATCATATTTAAGACCAGTTCCCCAGAATTCAGCATGTTTACCTTTTGCAACGCTGCCGGAATCAACGACCACTTCTTTTTCAGTCACATCCCCAGTTAAAGGATCTTTGATTTCAATAGTTTTGCTACCATTCAGTCCCTGAACCTGCTTATTGGTACGATCTGACTTGGTATACGCAGCCACAAAACCAAAACCATCAAACTCATAGCTGGCTGAGAAACCATACCCATCACCATTGGCCTTCTGGAGGTCATCGCGCTCATTTTTGCCCTGATACTGCGCCGCAAAATTCAGACCATCAACCAGCCCAAAGAAATCTGTATTACGGTAAGTCAGAACTCCGGAAGTTCGGGCAGTCATAAAGTTATCGGTCTGAGTCCAGCCATCACCACCAAACTCTGGCAGTACGTCAGTATATGATCCGACATCGTAAGCAATACCGTAGTTACGTCCGTAATCAATGCTACCAACATCAGCAAATCTCAGACCTGCAAATGCCAGACGGGTTTTATTTCCCGCGGAACCTTCAGATTCCGTTTTGTTACCAGAGAACTGGTATTCCCACTGCCCAAATCCGGTCAGTTGATCATTAATCTGCGTTTCGCCTTTAAAGCCGAGACGAGCATAAGTCTGATCTCCGTCATTACCTTTATCATCCGAGAAGTAATGCAGAGCGGTTGCACGCCCGTAAAGATCCAGTTTATTACCATCTTTATTATAAACTTCTGCTGCCTGCGCCCCCGCAGCAAACATCACTGCAACTGCTACAGCAGAAAGTGCCACTGTCATTTTTTTCATGATTTAATCCTTATTTAAACTGAACTATTCATGCATTCAGATGTCATGAACAAAAATTAAAATATTTTAATACAAATTCTTAGTTCAATTTATATTACGTAACAAAATGTAAATGCAAGATCGATTTCGCACTTTCTGACAAGACAGATTAAAAATAATTAACAACTAAACACTAAAGAATGATTTATAGGATAATTCTCATCTAACTACCTGCTCTATCGTGCAACTGAAATCACTGTACCGGGCGTTATCCGTAATACTCCACTCCCGGCACACCACCCTGACCGTCCGGTTATGTTTCGGGGGCTTCCACAAAAAAGCCCGGTAACCACCATGCCATGACAGAAACGCGGACAGTGCCTCCCGCTCAGCATCCGTTGTCACCCGAAAAACCACCTGAAAGGTCTTCAGTTGCGCATTCAGTCCTGCCGGACGACGCTGCTGATAACCGTCGCCAAACTTCACCGTCACCACCGACGGTTTCTCCGTCACCTGCATCCCTTCCCGGGGACACCAGTGAAGGGTCTTAATCTCATCCACTCAGCATTCCTCCGTCACGACGCATGGATAACATCACCGCCTGTACCCGCTGGTCAATCAGTTGCACAAGGGTGCCCGCCGCTTCCGGCCCTATCTGCCCGTTAGCGCCGTCATTCTGAATGGCGATGTGGTACACCGGAGAATACACCAGACCCGCACTGCCGTTCATACTGCCCACCGCACGCACGCCGAGTGAACCATCCGCTGCCCGGGTCAGGGGCATTATGGCTTCAGGTCCGGCCTCCCCCATCAGCCCTGCCCCTTTTGCAAAGGCAAAGTACGTGGGCGTGTCCACAATACTGTTACTGTATGCACTCAGGTTTGCCGAGGTATAAACGCCGCCTTTTGCATTTGCCACCGCGCCACCCAGCCAGTTGCCTATACTGCCGAAAAATCCTCCTGCACCGGACATACTGTTTGCCGCCATCTTAATGCCGTTGACAATGGCCGCATTCATAAGAACTATTGATATTTCCTGCAGGATTGATGCTGCCCAGCTGCGCCATTCCACTTTATTTCCGTTCAGCATCTCCGTGATGTTATTTACCATCCCTGAGATACCGTCTGTCGCAAGCTGTGCTACCTGTGAAGCGTAATCTGATGCGCTGTCCACCCAGTTGCTGACCCCCTCCTGCAGTCCTTTCTGCCAGTCCGCACGTTGTTCATCCGACCTGGCATAAAAAGCTTCCTGCTCTTTCAGTCGTTCACTCAGATACTGCGCATTCTGCGCCAGCGCCTGTCTGTAAAAATCCTCACTGATATCCCCTGCCTGATACTGAGACTGAAGGTCCGCATCTTTCTGGCGGTAGCTGTCACGAATCTGCTGCAGCTCCCTCATCCGTTCACGGATCCGCTCACCCTGCCCGTACCCCAGCAGCTCTGCGTCATTTGATGCCCTTGCGTCTGCATTATCATTTTTCAGGGTCTCCTCCCGGGCCCGTAACTGCTCCCGGATTTTCTTCTGGTCAATCAGGGCAGCATTGCGCAGCAGCTCCTGCTTCTGAATCTCCGTCAGGGTTTTCAGCTCGCCCTGCGAGGTCTGGTATTTCAGTTTTGCCAGTTCTGTATTCTTCCCTGCCAGTCCCAGTTGTTCCTTCTGCTGCTTCAGCAGACGGGAAAAACTGTCTTCCGCTTTTTCCGTCTCAGATTTTCCGCCCCGAGATTTGGGTTTATTCGCCTCATTATTGCGCCAGGCTTCCATCGAATTACGGATGTAACGCTGCCTCGCCTCCTGATACATATCCCCCACCAGACCAAGGTCATCCGCTGCATACCCCAGCCGGGCACGCTCTTTTTCTTCCCCTTTCAGCCGGGACAGGGCCAGTTGACGCTCTGTGTTATTCAGGGCGCTCTGCTGTTTATCATCCAGAGTGGCCTGTGGCAGTCGCAGCGGTACACTCGCCAGTCCCTGACGCTGTTGCAGCAGTTCATTACCCAGCCCCAGCAGGCGGTTGAATTCCGTATGCTGAACATTCATCTGCAGTAATGCCTGGTATGCCCTGTTCTGCTCTGCCGCCTCCTCACGTATCCTCGCTACACGGTTGTACTCCAGTGACGCCAGCGTTTCCTGTACAGACCTCGCCCTTTCCTGCATCTGTGTCAGTCGTGACTGTTCAACCGCCAGCCTGCCGGTTGCCTCAGCAAGGCCGTGGGTTATAATCTCCGCACCTGAACCACCCTGTGGATTTTCCTGCAGCCAGCGCTGATAGTCAGCAATCTGTGTTTTCAGTCCCCGGACTTTACTTTCCTGCTCAGCAATCAGACGATTCTGCTCTTCCAGTGCTTCGCGGGTTTTACCCTCATTATCAGCCAGTTCCGGAAGGGTCATTCCTGGCAGCTTTGCCCGGATTTCATCAATCGTCGATGCATACTGGCGCGCGGACTCCCTGGCCTGTTCCTGACGCTGGTACACCGTGTACCAGGCACCGGCCCCAAGCATCAGTAAACCGGGTATCCCGCCGACCAGAGAAAGCAGGGATGCAGCGCCACTTTTCAGCATTCCCATAACCGACGTGGCATTCTCCAGCGCCTTCCCCGAGGCCGCCACTGCATGATTCGACTGCACCAGTGCAGCATTGGCCACAATCATGGCCCGACGTTTTGCGACGGCATTCTGTGTGACCAGCGCCTCCGCACTGGTATTTCTGGCCACGGCGAGTTCTGCCTGTGCCAGTTGCCAGGCACGTTCTGCCGCCAGAGCGTCAGCCGCCGCCTTACGTTGCACCTGAACCGCAGCATCTGCCTGCGCCGCTGCCAGGGCAACAGTGCCAGACTTCGCAGCAAGCAGTTCTGTCGTGGCCTTTCCCACACCGGATGCCATATTGCCAAAGTACCGGGCGACCCCGACAGCAACCAGCACACCCGCAGCTGTTGCCGCGGTATCAATATTTCCGGCCACACCGTTCAGTGCGCCGGAGAGCGTTTTCGTCGCTCCGCTGGCCTCATTCGCGCCGCCCACCCAGGCCATAAAGGCGTTTTCCACCTTCGTGATCCCGTCAGACACCGTTTCCGGCATGGCTGCATATTCATCACGCAATATCCCCAGCTGGCTGATTAACGCGGGAACGACTTTATCCGCCGTCAGTTGACCATCGTCCGCCATCGCCTTCAGATCCTTACGGGCCACGCCCATGCCTGCAGCCAGTGCGCGAATGATCCGGTCCCCACTTTCATTGACCGAATTAAATTCCTCGCCGCGCAACACCCCCTGTGCCAGCGCCTGGCTGAACTGGGTGATCACCGAACCCGCCTCTGCCGCACTGGCACCGGAAATTTTCAGCCCTGTCGAAATGGCCTCCGTCACCTTCAGCACATCATCAGCACTGTAACCATATTCACGCATCGAGGCAGCCGAACGGGCAAACAGGGCCGCATTATCCGAAAATGCGGTGCCTGTCCGCTGGCTGATGTCCATCAGCACTTTCTGTGATGACGCAAATTCATCCGATGACTGCGACGCCTGTTTCAGACGGGCATTCACGGAGCTCCATTCATCCGCCAGCGAAATCAGGTGTCCGGTGGCAAAGGCACCGGCAAACGCACTGGTCATTCCGACAGCCGAAGCGCGGATTTCCGTCAACTGGCTGTTCAGCTCAGCCAGAGCCCGGCGCTGCTCCCTGGCTGCCGCAGCAGCCTGACGTCCGCCATTCTGCAGGGTCCGGTAATATTCACTGCCCATACGGGACGCCCGCTGGATCTCCGACTGGAATGACTGTGAATTTGCCGAAATTTTGATAATCAGTTCACGTAACGTCGCCATTCACCTTTCTCCTGGCGTAAAAAAACCGCCTCAGCGGTTCTCATCATTCATGACTGTGCTGCAAGGCTCAGCGCGTCTTCCAGCGCCGCAAACGGATCCACCTCCGGCTTATCCTCATCCTCGCCCCAGCAGAGCATGGCGTCCTTCAGTGCAACATTCATCCCCTGTGCCCCGAAAACCGCTTTCACGATCTGTGCATTACGGATATCCCCGCGCTCATCACCCAGCGGGGATATCCTGTCGAACTCCATCCACATCATCGCCTCGCTCGCACTCAGGCTGTGCCGCAGTTCGGATAAGGTGCGCCCCAGACGGAGCGCAAGTCGCATCAGAAAGCGAATTTCCGGGCGGGCTACTTTTTTCTGACCGACTCTGCATCAGCGATCAGTTCCAGTGCCTGACGCAGCAAGCGGGCATGTACCGGACCATAGACGGCCAGCACCTGCTCACGGTCGTCCGGAGTGAACACCCGTTGCAGATCCGTATCACACAGGACATCGCAGAACAGCGTCACATCCGCTTCCAGGTTACGGCGGGTTTTCGCCACCACCGACAGAGTATCGTCATCCTCTCCATCACCATTGAGCACGTCCTGCCACAGATACCAGGCCTCTGCCGAAGGCTCCCGCAGCACCACGCTGACATTACCCCATTCCGGCACCTTCACCGTTTTATGACGAAACCCTGACAGTCTGGCCAGCGCCAGCGTTTTCAGATCCTTTTTCATGATGACCCATCCCCTTATCCGGCGGCTGCGCTCACTGTCACGGTGCATTCAACAGACGTCACACTCTGTGCTTTCTCTGCCGAATCGGTCACCACGCAGGTATATTTCCCCGCATCAGCGGACTGCGCACCTGGCTTACTGAAGGTGTCTGTCGTCTGCCCGTCAACCGGCTGACCATCCTTCTTCCAGGCGTATTTATACGGCGGCGTTCCCCCGTTGGCACTGACTGACATTGTCAGCAGCGCACCGGTATTCACGGTAAGTGTCTTATCCAGATTTTTCACAAACGCCAGCGGTACCACAAAGGACACCGGTTTGCCTTTCAGACGCAGTGAGAACGTTGCAGCCACCACGCCGTTGGTACCGGATGACCAGGTGTGCTGGCGCACTTCCGCCAGGAATTTAAAGCCCTTACCGGACGGAAACAGCACCTTAAACGCATACAACGCGTCATTGTCATAGGCATCACGCAGGGCGTTCTGGGCCTGATTCAGATAAAAATTACCCGACATGGAAATCTCAGACGACGCCCCCAGACCATTGATGTTCTCCTGCTCTGTGGAGCAGAGCGTGGTCACATCAATATCCTGTTTCTGACCGGCGGTGAACTGGACTTCCTTGATGGTGCAGTCCAGGCGCAGATATTCCGCCTTATCCATAGTTTCAGCAGTCGCCGGGGCAGATGAAATCATCACCTGCGTCAGCTGTGAGCGTTCATACAAAGCAGACATTCTGCCTCCTGATAATAAAAAACCCGCACGCGGCGGGGTATGGGTTTTGTAGAAAAAAGAAAAAGTCACACCGTGACCTGAAACTCCAGGGTTGCACGGTAACAGCGGTTTTCCGGAATATAGTCCTGCATTTCACTGACGGATCCCGGGGCCAGCAGCATTATGGCTTCACGGGCGTCCTGACGTATCTGACGCGCCTGCGTCACAGTCCTGGCATAAACGTCTATCTGCACCGACACTGAGGACTCCGCCTGCCCGCCTATCACGTCCGCTGACACCGATGAAATCAGGCTGAAAACCACCCACGGAAGCGCCACCGACGGCCTGCCATCCAGCAGGGGGACCACATACGGGTACACCTGCCCGCCGGCAAGATGCGCCAGATGAGGATACAAATCCGCCTCCGTCATCGTCTCAGTACCTCATCAATGGCCCGGTTCATCCGCGCAATCGCCACCTGCGCTGCCTGTTCACTGCGCACATCAAACGCCGGGCGCACAAACGGGTGCGGAGGCATATTCACGGTCCCCATTTCCACAAACCGCCAGTAGAAAGCATTGCGCGGGTTATCCGCCTTCATGGTGTTATCGCTGTTACCGGTGTCCGGATTAACACCCCGGATATGCACACCGGATTCCATCCCGCCATCGCGGGAGCGCCGGGAAAGGACCACCACATTGCGGCGCAGTTTTCCCCTGCGCACCGGTGCCCGTGACACCACTTCTTCTTTCAGCACATTCGCCCCCGCACGGGTTGCCTCACGCAGCACCCGGTTGTTTTCCGCACCACTCAGAAGCTGCAAATCGCGGCTGATGTCCTCCAGCCCCGAAAAATCCAGCAGGGTTTCGATCATTTTTCCCCTCCCAGCCGACAGAGAATTTCCAGACGTCCGCCGGTCGCATCCGGCACGGGCAGCCCGACAACGTTCAGGATCCGGTCACGCCAGGGACCACTCAGCACATGAAGTCGTGACGCTGCCGTGATTTCCCGACCGGACTGACCGCGCACCCAGATGCGGATTTCCGCCTGCGCCATTTCCGCACCGGACTGCATCCGCTCCCGGCTGCTCCTGCCACGGATATCCGCATGAATTTTCCCGCATGACACCCATTCTTCCGTCATTTCTCCGGCAGCATTACGGGTTAACACCGGGTTCAGAACACTTATCATCTGTGTCAGACGACCTGCTGATATTGCCATTCCCCCTCCTCATAACACCGTCGGACAACGCAAATCGTAAATCAGCACGGAAACAGAAAACGGCAGCTCCCCCTGAAGCAGTTCTTCCCGCTCCGCAAGATCCGGATTCCGGTACAGCATCCCGGTCAGTCGCATGGCAGCCCCCTTCATCCGGGTTAATGCCTCGCCCGGGATCAGTTCACCGTCCTCACGAATCACTTTATCCCGGCTGCCCTGAATGTAGGCCAGCAGCACGGCGGTAGCCTGACGAACCTTGTCCATCAGCATGTCATCATCCGCGTCATGGTCGACACGCAGATGTGCCTTGATCTCTTCCAGTGTCAGTAATGCCGTCATTTTCCGCCTCCTGCATCCCGCCCACGTTTTGCAGCCAGGGTCCAGGCTGATGAATGAGCTTCTCCGGGTTTATCACCGGTCATACTGTTGCAGTGCCACAGCGAGCCCCCCCATGTCACCGTATCGCCGGGGTGGTAGGTTTCACCGGCTCTGAACACACCGCGGTAGAGCATCACCGGCAGGGAAAATGTTTTTTCCGTACGCTGACCGCTGCTCTGCCGGACCACCACAGAGAACAACCGTTCACCCGTCATGCTGACGTCAATATCCGCCACCCCGTCAACCAGGCATTCCCATCCCCGCATCCCGTGCGTTTTTTCATACGCCCGCCAGAGTCCGCCCTGGTGTGTGGCATACGTGCCCCGGGGAAAGGATTTTTGATCGTCAATGGCAGGGAGTATTTCCAGTGCCGTGGCATCACGCCCGTCCTGCGGAGCCGGCAGGGCACTCACCGCATCCAGAACCGCCTTCTGCAGAACATCCGGATCGTAGTCACGACCATCACGCGGAACAGGAATATGGCTTACCGCCTCCTTCACCATCTGTTCAAGCATCGGACGCACATCATCCGGAGTGATACTTTTACCGTCCGCCGGCTGCGGAATATTTGCGACCGCATCATTCACCGCCTTCTGCAGTACTTCCGGATCGTAGTCACGACCATCACGCGGAACAGGAATATGGCTCACTGCCTCTTTCACCATCTGTTCAAGCATCGGACGCACATCATCC